GGCAACGGGTGCGCAAAGGTAACGGCGCTTTCGGACTGTGCAAATCTGGGTCGGGATTTTTCGCAGAAAAATTCGGGATCCAACCGTCCACCACTACCCTAGGGCTGTCGTATCCTATCATTCGGCTAAAGCCACTATCCATCTGTTACCCTCCCCAAGCTTTATTGGATGAGGTAATTGAATCCTCGTTGACAGTCAGGCTGATCGCGGACTTCAACGATGTATAATCGGCAAAACCAAAAACGAAAATCCTGAAAACCAGAAACGACCAAAATCACCCCTTAAACCTTACCGTTATCGTTGATCCCCCAGCCCTTGACACCAGTAAGGTAGTCCCTAGAAGCCTCACCAGCATCACTGTACTGACTACTGCCAGCGAACAAATACAGACCAATACCTACCGCCTGAGAAGCCCAGCCGTTTAGGGTAGAATCGTAGTTTGTGACCGACAATCCAGCCCCAAACATAAAGTTGTTGCCAAAGGTGGTCACTGAAGTGATATCCAAACCGCCAAGACTCTGATCAAACGATGTTGCGAGGTAAAACATATCTCCCATGTTGGTCACAGAAGACGTATTCCACATACTGATTGAATAGTTGTAACTGGAGGCCGCAAAAAACAAACGGCTCATGTTGGTAGCGGAATCAGTAACCCAAGTCCTAAGATCATGATTGAATGCTGTGCAACCTTCTAAAAGCCTGGACATATTTCTCATCGCTGAGGTATCCCACAGGCCAATGGGATGGTTGAATACCGAACAACCCGTCAACATCCTATTCGCATCAGTCACACGCGACATATCCCATGCTGAGATGTTTGAATTGAAGACCAAACAACCAAAAAACATCGCTGATGTATTGGTGCAACTGGACAGGTCCCACGCAGACACATTGCCTGAAAAGCGGCGACACAAATAGAAGGTATGCGTCATCGTCGTGACCAATGCGGTGTCCCAACCATTTAAGCTCTCGTTGTAATTCGGGCAGTCAAAGAATGCAAACCCAAGATTAGTAATAGTCCTGACATCCCAATTTGCAAGACCACCAGTCAAAGACAAACATCCTGAGAATACCGCAAACATCGACGTGCAACCTGACAGGTTGGGTGCATCAACAGCAGTAATCCTCAAATTCGAGCAGCCATGCCAAGAGCGATCCAATGTGGTGGGAGCGAAATCACCCCACTGGACAACTTCTAATACCTTTTGCCGATCCCCACTATTATTAAAGAAAAGCGTTGGGAACTGACCATCTCGACAATTGATATATATGGTATATACACCTTCTGTATTAAAGGTAAAGATCGGAGACGCATCCGTTGTGATTTGCTCAACACCTCCTTCACCTTTATCGACTTCAAAATCATAAGTAAATCCGGAGCGCAATGGTAGGGTAAACTGATTGCTATTACTCAGGCCAGCATTAGTGGTGTCAATCTTGATCCCAAGCCACCCAGTGCGATCTACTGGTATCTCATCAGGCACAGCCTGTGTCGCTATCACCTTACCATCCAACTTTTTGAACACCTGCTGATCAACAACCAATGGATACTTGACATTCCTGGACAAAAGTACATCCTCAAAACCCGCACCATTTTGCTTCAACAAATCCGTCAACGCCGTCACACCTCCACCTAGTTGAATGGCAAGATCAAGGAACGACTGCCTTGGCAAGACCTCATAAAGCACTTTTGAAGGGACGTTCAATGACCGTTGAATAGGCGATAAAGACTGAATCACTAAGCCCTCACGCACCTCCAATTCTTGCCCAGCCATGACCTCATCATCCAACTTCAAGCCATTGTCCTGGGCCAGATATACCAAACCCTGCACGCTGCCGTATACTCGCAGCGCAACATCAATCAATGTCTCGTTGGGCTGGACAGTAGTAGTCATCAGTATAGCGGTATCGTTACAGTACCCAAGTTGACATTATAGCTAGCACCATAGACGGCCTCGACATTACCAACATCTGAGTACACTGTAATACCGCCATAATCCCCATTGACATTTACGATACTGGCGAAGTAATGCTCATCAGGCCTGTATTTCAATGGAAGGGTAAATAGATCATGAACACCGCCAGTAACCGGGTCAAAAGACCCTTTGATATACAAGACACCATGTTTGACCATATACTTAACCACAGGTACAGTGCCTACATTTTGAAAATCAGCCCCAAGTGTTGGCGTCACCCACCCTCCAGAAGTCCACACTCGGATCGCACCAGCATCAAACGTCCCACCACCACTCACAGCACTCGCAGCCGTTAGCGTATCCTCTATCCTCATATTGTGCGTCCCATCAAAGCCACTGGTCTTACTGGATGCCGTGTTGTGAGGCCCATCGCTCAGGGCAGCACTACCGATATTGAACACCAGCACATTCGGACTAGTCACATCCAGCGTCCCAGCCTGCAAGAAGTAGAACACACCATTCCAATAGATGCAGCCAGTATCCCATGTCCAACGGGTCACGCCACCCCCTTGGTCAGATGATTGGAGGTCGATATCAATAATCTCGACAGGCACACTCGTCACATTCACCATACTGGCAGCCAAGCTGACCAATTGGTCATTGATTGCCTGCACATGTTCAAAATTCGGCCTTGAGAACGGTACTCTGACCGTACTGGTAGCGGGAAAAGAAAACCTCTTCATCAGTTATAGTATTCTAGGTTGTAGGTAGCATTTAAGTGTTTATGGGCATTCACATGCCCACATAACTCATCCTCATTGATCACACCATTCAGTGCATCAGGGATTCGCACAGTGAAATCATGTGCATAATTCGTTGTGATATCAGATAGTGGTACAGCCATGGGGTTGTCCAAATCGCTTACTGGGCCACACATCGGATTACCCGTGCCAATTGGCCCACAAAGCATATATCCTTCATCATCCACATTGGGCTGTATCAGGATTCCAGTGTTATCAAATACGGTCTGAAGTAACTTTTCCAAGCTTGCAACCTGACCAGTGTAAAAGGCTTCGTAGTCACGATTGGTCCTGAATGAGAGAAAGTCGGCATGAAGCACACGGATGCCATGAACCACCACATAATGCCATTTCTGCCAAAAGGGCGTCCGTAGCACCGGATTGATGTAGTCAGTCACGAGGGTGAGCCAATTGACCAAGTAATCCTTCATTGCGCGATCAGGTTAATTGTAGTATTCGCCTCATCCAGTGCGATATAACCAGCGGCTGTTTGGTAAACCCTGACCACATCAGCATAGCTGCCAGTTGAGTTCTTGGCCTGTATGGACGATATAGTAATATCATTCACACCCGTCACTAGCTGAACCGCATCTATCACCTTATTGGTAAGCAACTCACCGTCAAAGGCAATTCCAGTTTGGAGATAACCTTTGATCGCTGTCATTACCGCAGCTTCTACCGTTGCAGATGATACCGTGGCTTGGTAGTAAACATCTGCCGATAACCTGACAGAATCAGCACTGTTCGACTGGGCGATTATATCAGCATCCGCGAACATGTACTTCTGGAGATACGATTTAAACCCGTTCAGCTCATCGGTGGTCAGGGCTTCCGGATCACCGCTACCGTTTGCTTTGGCAACTTTGACGACGGCTGGCCGCCCAGAGGATACCGTAGCATACTTAATGATCTGGTTATCCTTATTGACCACAGAATAACCCACCTGTCCATCAGACAGTACCTCTACTGTATCACCGTGCTGATACTCCTTAGCCGTCGCTGCATACCATGACCTTGTCCCTGCTTTTTGGTCTTTGACCTGAGCAATAACTTGGACTTGGTAATCATCCCACAAAGATTCCAACAACCATGAAGCAAATGCGACCCATTCCAGCACCGACCGCCAGACAGCCGTAGTGCTGAAGGACGTTAGGCCATCCAATTCACTGTGGTTGGTCTTTTCGGCCAGTATGGCCGCCCTGATTTGTTCGAGTGTCCTTGCCATTAGTAGTTATAGCTTGATTCTTCATTGATTGATCCATCTGCCAGTATCTCAACATACTTTACCACTAGCCCGTCCCGCTCAAATTGCTCGACAATCTTTTGCTCCAGTCCCACGTCACCGACCTCATCATCCAGCCAGTTAAATGCACCAACACCAGCCAACGGATCATGCCTATACCAACCGAGTCCAGAAGTCAATAAAGATCGCTTGTGTTGCGCTGTTGACTCACCGATCACCAAGTCACCTTCTTCAAGGACGGGTGTGAAATCTGTATTAACGAGTAGATCGCTTGGCATAGTCAGTGCTTTACCTTAGTGTTTTCAAGATCATTTTTGCTTGTCAACGGCGTGATGACACTATCCACTACCATGGCTGTTGGGGCTGTAGAAGCAGGTGTTGCAGGGGTTACACCAACAAATGGATGAATATGGGAATTATGTACACCTATAATCTCATTGACTTTATTCTCAAGACGGTTGATCCTGGACACCAACTCATTGACCTTGACCAAACCGTCATTTCCACCTCCCATGATGATGTATTGGTCTACCTCATCAGCCATTGCCAAGAATGCCTCATCCTCAGAACCACCAATGAACACAATCAGGCATGATGTACCTACTTTGGGGATAGCCACAATACCGCCATCTACATGGTTATCGGCTGCTTTGAACCGCACACCGACCAAGTCGGCCTCTTCAGGCAATTCAACGGTACAGGTCTGAGTACCTTGAACTGACTTGACCATACCCACCTTGCAAGTAGTTGACTTACCAGCCAGCTCCTTGATAGCATTGCGGACTTGCTCATTACTTACATTGCTCATAGTGACTTACCGATTGTGACCACTCGCCGCGCACCGGACGCACCGAAAGTCGTTTTCACTTCATCTACCATAAACCGCGACTTGGACAGGTCAGTAGGCGCATCAGTAACATAACAGGTCATAGAGTGCCCTGCCTGTGGGATCAGAAATCCCGTCAAACTGCCCTCGGTCATATCGACCCGCAGCGCATCGGCTTCAACCTCAGCCAGCTGCTGTAATTCTGTCTTACTGGTGACATTATAGAAGTAAAGCGTACGTTGCTCACCATCAGGATCACCTACTTCAGCCTCCAAGCGTGTATTATCAGCTTGGATCGCCACAGCCTTGACCTTTATCGCTTTTTCGCTCCCATCTTCCTTAGTCAGATCAGCACTGACCACGTTCACATCTGTCCCATAGCGTACATCGCCTACTATATCCAAGTACGGCAGCCCAACAAATAACACATCCCCACGGAAGTAAGCTGCCAAGCCGTATTCTTCCTTCATTTTCTGCAATGCCGTAGCGGCATTGACATTGTTGAGTCGAAACTTCTTAAAGTTGATCTCAGGCACGCGGTCGCTCACCGTCAAACTAGACCCGTTCACCGCGTTCACTTCGTCAAGTATATAGGCTACAACTTCTGCAAGTGTGGTCGAACCGAATGCTTTTTTCAAATTCACCTGCCTCAGAAGATAGACATTGTCCTCACATTCTATTTCAAGCGGGACATTGGGCTTGATGTGTTTCACATAACCAGTGAACTCATCGTACAAAGTGTCACCATCAGGATGGCCGTAGCCCAAACTGATACTGACCTTATCACCTTTATTGAAGTACCCAGCCAAACTTTCATGTTCGGCAGTGCGCCCGGACAAGAGTGGAAGTAGGACAACAGCAGTATCTCCCAAGTTCTTCCATGAGCATTCTGTCCTGACAAAATGGACACGTGGGATTTCCCATTTCCCGATCACTATTCTATGTATCAATGAATAGTGCATCAGGACTCGTTTAAGATCAATTCAAAATCTTCATCTGCCACAGCAGTCAGTTCATACGGCTGTACACGCATGGGCAGGTTATCCGCCCTCGGAAGGCTCATGGCCGTGATGACCACCTGTGCCACGTTAAGCACTTTGAAGACCAAACCAGTTGCCAACAAAGCTGTATTGGACTCCCTGAGCCGCCTGATCGCAGCCACCTCAGCCTCTGGGTAGTAGTCCTCGGTCAGGTTGATCGCAAGCCCTTTGATCTGAAAGCGGTAATCCCCCGTTGCCCACTCCTCTTTGACCGTAAACCGCTTACCACCACGATTGATAGAGGTAGTTGTGATCTGGTTTGAGGCTGAGACTGAAACAATCGGTTCATTGGGTAGAATGTAAGTTTCACCGCCGATCGGTTGTAGCGTGATCGGCATCCTGATCCCCGCGCCATTGAATGTACCGGGCACAAATTCACCCACATCCTCAGACCTCCTGTTAGGCGTTCCACCAACCGCAACTTTGAGCGTATCAAAAGATTTGACAGGCAGTAAGTCCTTTGCACTCGGCGGCGCAATGGCAGGGAACGGGGCAGCAACCGGCCCACCAAAGGCCGTTGTATACAAGTCCCGTATGTTGAATATGTTTTGATCCCCTGCCATCACGCGGTTACATTAAAGAGTGCACCATTCGTTACCCTGAGCAAATGCTCATTGATCTTATTTCCAAGCTCATCAAGACCTTCGTCCAAATACTCGTAGTGATTGTTCATTGTTTCTACGAGACTACCAATATTGACCGTCACATTGACCGACTTTGACCCACCACCATTTACCGCCTCAATACCAGACTGCACGGAAGGACTTGATGTACTGCCCGAAGCTCCGCCCGGTACTGGCAATGCATTTGATGGCGCTTGAACGCCACTGTTCGCAAGTAGTTGACTTGCTGGGCTATCATTGATCCCAAGAGCTTTGCGCCGGGCATCGACCACCGCAACGTCTGATACTGTACCGACACCTTGGATCATCTTGATCAGATCAGCCCCGTTCGTTGCGGCAGCTGTCAGGTTGCCTTGCAGGGCATTGCCCAAGACCTCACTCGACTTGATCGCCACATCCACGATCTGACTAAAGATCAATTTGGCTTTGACCCACATTTCATCGAGGAAATGAAAGAACTGCCCAAACGGATTATCCCCATTGAACCCGAGGAGGTTCAGCAACTGTTCAGCACCTTGATAAGCCAATTGAAAGCCCTGCCAGACCATGCGGATGTTGAAGGTCAAGATGCTGCCCATGGCTTTGAAATAATCCTGAAGCAAAACGGACTTCTGGATCATCTCTGTAAAGAAGTTCACTACTCGCATAGCATACAGCTGGACGATGCTGAGGGCATTGTCAAACATAGATGCAACGCCAGTGAAGGCCGCCGCGAACTTGACCTGTTCAGCCGCCAACTGCTTCTCTATGCTCAATTGTTTGTTCAACTTGGGATTCAGTTTGGCAGCCTGCTTATTGATGTTGTCCAAATTCAAATCCATCTGACCTAGCTGAAGCAAGAACTTTTCCCCGGCATCTTCACCTGGGCCGGCGAAGATGTCAGCAATCGCAGTCTGCCGGGCTTGTACACTGGCACCTGCCATGGCCTTACTGACCTTCTGGATGGCATCAAAAGAAGAAATCGCGCCACTGTTGAGGTCTTTTTGAATCTGCACAGAACTAAGCCCCAAGCCCTTGAGCGCATCTTGTGCTGCCTTCGGCATTTCCTTGAGCCGCAACGTAGCTTCTTTGATCACATCCGCGCCCTTGTCGGTGAATATACCGAGCTTGGGTGTTTGGCTCATGAAAGCAATCGCCTGTTTCGCGGTAAGGCCAGCAGACTGGAACTGTGGGCCATATTCACGCAGTTGTGCAATGAACTCACCACTAGCATCAGCACCTGCCACAAACCCCTGTTCTACCAGCTTAAGGGAATCGGCAGCATTCAACCCGAAGGCTTTACCGAAATTGTTTGCGGCGACAGCAAGCTCCTCGGTATCCTTCTTGAATACCTTGGCCATAGCCCGTTCCTGGACTGTGACTTCCTGAAGGGCTTTACCTGTGACCCCGAATATCTGCTGAAGCTGTTGTTGCTCTGCCCTTACATCGTTGGTAATGCCCACCAGCATCACCATGCCAGCAACCAAACCGCCAATTGCAGCGACCACCCAACCGATTGGCCCGGTAAGCGTGGTCAGTGCTGATCCAACAAAAGGGATCTGTCCAGCTGCATCCATGGCAGAGTCCCCCAGCTTGTCAAAAAACTTGGCATTCCCTCCAGCTTTTTTCGCCGTCTTGCTAAGCTTGGACGTAGAAGCATCCGCGCCCTTGGCAGCCTTGTTGACCTTACCAAGTGCAGCGGATGCACCTTTGTCCACAACTTTTAGAGCGTATTCGTAAAGCTTCACGGGTGTGTTTTTTGAAGGAAAACCCCCAAGGTTTCAACGACCTTGGAGGCTTGGTTTCAGTACAGAGGCCGCTTTTTCAGCCTCGCGTATGCGGCGGAGGTTATCCCATTCCGTCGCCCATTCTTCGTCATCCAGTGTGCTCGGATCAACACCGAGGAAATAGCGCAGCTGCGTATTGATCATTTCGATTTCACCCGGCTGCCCAGCTTTGGCAGCCTCTATCGCTTTTTTACCGATGCCGATTTCTTGCCCTTCAAATCTTCCATCGCCGCTGCCAGCCCCAGCATGGCGCGGGTATCAGCCTGTAGGGTTTCGGTCATCCCCTCGGTCGCCACCCGCTTTGCGAGGAACAATCCTGACTCGAACGGTTCACCTAACCTATTACGCTTGGCAGCCCTTGAAATATCATCGCGGGTGATCTTACGGCATGTGACTTTATAGTCCTCGAACACAAGCGTGGACACACCGTTTGCGCCTTTTTTGACATGCCAGTCTGGGATGTCAACCAAGTCCTGAAGCTCATCTTCAAGGCCAAAAAGGAAACCCTCATCGGTCTTGAGTTCTTCAGGGCCATGCAGCCAACTGTTACTGACAATTGCTGCGACAAATTCTGTCGGTGACTTTTGCAATGCTGCATAAGCTTGCTTCATGGTCACCAAGTCGTGAACCGGGTCTTTCAAATAGACCTCATCACCATCTTCAGTACCGATCTCCAGCACACCGCCGTACTTGGCCTTCCACTCTTCAATCTGCTTATCTGTGATCATGTCTCTTACTGGTTATAGTTGATTTTGCCACAGACAAACGCCAATGGTACTTCCATGCTCGAATCACCCTGGGCCATACCCTTGGGGATTTCGGTGAATGCTACGTTGACCAGCTGGTCGGTTTTCCGTTTGTCCGCTACACCCTTGCTGTAGTTCACCGTCAAATCCCAGAACAGGTCTGTGATATCATCGTACCCAGCAGCTTGGGCGGCCTCGGTCATGGCTTCAAGCTCTGACTGGAGCACAGTGATCGTGCCCGTGTACTCCTTGTTTCCTTGGTTGGCACTGTGCGGGTCAACCCCCGCACCGTAGATCATCTCCACAGTACGCGAAGTGGTGTATTCCACATTCCGAACACCAGTGATACGCCTTCCACCTGTGAAAATGGTCAGGTCTTTCCAAGCGAATTCATTTGACTTAAAAGACATATCAACTGGTTGTTACGGTGAATCCTGCATTGATCTCAATAGTGCCGTTGTATCCCCGTGGCTGGATCGCCAATCGGGTAATGGTGAGCTTGTTCGTGCTCAGTACATTTTGGTCAGGGTCGATCTCGACCACCACCGCACTGATCTCACCCGTCATTTGCGTTTCGATAGCAGAACGTATCTGCTGTTCATAGCCCTTCACGACCACCTCTGGAAGCTTGCCACTACTATCAAGCTCAATATCATCGTCAAGGTTATCGACCATCACAACATAGGCAATGCGGTCAACCTTGTCCATGACCCTGCCACGGGCAAAGCTGTTAAAGTCATTCGATGCAGCCACCGCAGTCGGGTCACCCGTCCACCAGTAGCCTGATTTACCTACGAACGTTCGTAGGAAGACATACCCATCATCATGAATGGAATCCCAATCGGACTCCAGTGTTTCCACTGTAGCCCCATCGGTAAAGTAACCTTGTGTGACATTGCTATCCCCAGACAGCACACGGCTAGGCTTGCGCTGTACAGGCTCGGAAGCATACCGACCGAGCAACCTACCCACGTTCGGGTAACCAGTCGTACCCTCAGCACTAAGGACATACTGGACGCGGTTATTGCTCTCTGTCTTGGCATCCTTCAGGTTAGCCGGAGTACCATCAAAGCCACGCGCCCCGATGATCGCACGGAACGGGGCATGGTTAGTCTGGAACTCCTCTGCCAACGCTTGCATCTTTGCCCCGGCCAAGAATACATCCGGGTCGACACCCTGTGTTACACTCGGTGAATAAGCCCCGTCTGGGACGCGGGTGACCGCCAACATCTTGACCGATCCACCTGCATCATTCAGCAGCTTTTTGGCAAGATCATTGGTTTTGTCACACACCGTTTCCATGGTCGTGGTCTGTGCTATGAGCATCACCCATAACTCTGTGCCACTACCAGCCTCCTCGAAGAATGCCTTGATCTGGGCGTGTGCGTCAACGGTGTTGTCCGTGTCAAAATCGGCGTTGATACCATCCGCCTCAGCCGCCTTGAGGTTGGTATACCGCTTGGGCGTGGACAAAGTCAGGCCCGAAGCGGCAGGGGCAAATAAGATCAAGCCGCTAACGCTGTCATCGACAGCATCGACCTGACCCAATAGCCCTTCCTGGATGGTGATCTTTACTTTAGGTAATGGCATATTGCTTTAGTATTAAGCAGGTTTTGAAAGACCATTTGCCTCGATGTAGGCTTCCACATCACCCTTGAGGATGCGGCCACCTTGCCCACGGCCTTCCACATTGGCAGGGTCGATCTTATAACCGACCATCAATTCCATTGCAGAGTCCGTAGCATCAATCCCCTCGTAGGAGATGCCACCATCAGCACTTTCTTTGGTCGCCTTGGATGCTGATGCGCCATCATTGGCCTCATCACCAGAAGCATCACCGCCCGGTTCATCAGCCTTCGCTTCATTGCCTGAAGCATCGCCGTCCGGTTCATCAGCCTTCGCTTCATTGCCTGAAGCATCGCCGTCCGGTTCACCAGCCTTGCTGTCAGTCTGCTTTTCTTCAGTATTGACCAAGTCAATGATCTTGGCTTTTACTTTATCTGACAGATCAGTAAGAGCGAGGGCATCTTCGAGAGATAGCGAAGTCACGGCTTCATCTATCGGTTCGACACCGTCCATGACCTGAGCACGGGTATATTCGTCAACCTTGCCACCAGCTGCCGCAGCCTCTGCATCACGCAAGGACTTGAATACCTGACCGTCAGGTATCACCCAAATTGTATCCAGATCTGGGTATGTTTCAAAATAGAATTTCAGTTTATCCATGGGACTTTAGATATTTCAATTCATTTTCAAGGAGCTTTACCTTCTCCTTAAGCTCTTTCACATCACTCTCAAGAAGCATGATCCGGGCATGGTTGTCCTTGTCAAGCTTTACAACAGCCCTTGTTGTCTCTTTTTGCTCCAGAAAAAACTGGCGCATAAAGAATGCGATAATGGCCAGCAGCAATGAAAGACCTGCTAAGGCGATGTTGGTAAAATCAGTTGTGGCCATTCCTGTTCTTTTTCCTATGCGCCCGCATTTGCAGGACTTTCCTCAGAATGTAGATTCCAATACCCAAAGCCATGAATGCGATCACTGTATTGGAGTCCATAGTATTTGATTATCCAGCTTTACAATCGGGCCGGCCAATGCCAGCCCTTTTTTTGTTTACGCCGTTGCGTCACTGACTATCGCACCAAACCCGGTATTATCCTTAGCGATGACCACATGGTAGAGTCGGTAGCCGGCAACAGTGCGCCTGTTCTCCGGGTCGTTCTCTGCAAGGCGGTAAAAGAACTGTAGAGTACCCCTTGCTTTCACTGCACGTGGTGCATAAAAGAAGGTACTGGAAGCTCTGTCTGTCGCGCTCGGTACAGCACCCCAAGCCAGTTTTGCATTGCTATTGCTTCGATATGGCGAATAGCTGTCCTCGTACAGCTTGAATCCAAAGTGGTTGATCACCTCACCAGTTTTGGTATTTGTATACTTGTCCTTAAAGCTATTGTCCAGATCAAGTAGTGCGGCGGAATGGTCAGGGTGAAGTACCAATATACGCCCTGCCATAGGGACATCTAACAGGTCTAGCCTATGCTTGAGCTTCCTGAGGTCTTTCGGTGAGAAATCCTTCCGCCCGGTCACGATGTCACTTGTACTGCCAGTAGTCGGGATCACAGGTGTAGTAGGTGAGTCACCGTTCACGGCCACATTGAACATCCCGTATTTAGCCGTATCCTCCTCCAGTCTGATCCTATGTCTACTCAGGACAGAGCCTGTTTTATCATACGGCAGCGCGTACAATTCATCCTTAGTGATCGCCGTGTTCTCCGTATCGAACTTATCAAGCGTGATCACGATTGGAGTATCCGTGCGCCCAGAGACAGGTATAGGATAGGTCGTATTGTTGATCAGTACATTGGGGTCAGCACCGATCTTGGTCAGGTTGATCGCATCATTCTCCACATAGTCGTTCCTTTCTGGGATTTCGCCTAACCACTTACTTTCATGCTTAAAGTGGTCGATCAGTTCACCCGTCCAGATTTCCGTCAGTACCCCGGCACGCAAAGCACCTTGGGGCGCAGCCTGTGGCAGCAACGATAGCATAGTCCCGGCCATCAAGCCCGCCGGGACAGGTAAGCCCACCGTGACATTAAGTGCCACAGCGAAGATCATCACGCCCATTAGGGCGAAGGTCAATTTGATAAACGCTTTCATCAATGGTGTTTTAGTGTGTTATGAATCGGCTCATCACTGCTTATCTGGCAGCATAGAGCTTTGTGAATTTCTCCTGGTCATTCTGGTACATGGCCTCCAAGCCTTTGGGGTCTTTGGCCTTCCACTGATTGTAGTCCCAATTGTCGCGGTTCTCAGCCGCAGGGGCTTGCCCTCCCGATTGAAGAACACTCAGGATATGGCTCATGCGCACACCATCATCCTCTGTTTTGGCAGCCTGTGGGGCTTCAGTCGTTTGCTCCAAAGTAGGCGCGGCCAATGGCGCACTCGCAAGTACCAACATGGCAGCCACTGCGCTTTCATTTACTACAGCCTCAAAAGCATCCCCTTGCCCAAGCTTCTTGCCTAGTGCTTTGATTGCTTGGGTCATATTGTCCGGCACTGCGGTTTTCAGGGCGTTGATGGCATTGACCGCGTCGTTCACGGTCGCGTTTTCGCCCAAGCCAAGGGCGGTACGGATTGCATTGTCCATATCTTCGATTTGAGTGTTTTCCTCTTTTTCGATTACTTCTTTGACCTCCCTGAGAGCCTCTTCATGAACCTCGGTGATCTTTTCGGCATCCTCTTTTGTAATGGCGGCATTTACCATATCCGGGATTTCCACATTCATGGCGGCCAGTGCATCCATCGCACCGTCCGGCATCTTATCATCCTGATCCGCGATAGCATCCACAAAACCTTGGTTCTTGGCCTGTACAGCGTTGAGCCAAGTGGTCTTGTTCATCATGCCCTTCAGCTTGGCATCCTTCATCCCTGTTTTCGCGGCATAGACACGTATTGCGTCATTTAGCAGATTGTTGTACAGGGCTTTATTACTCTCAAAGTCGCTCAGGTGCTGGATGTACGCGGTCATCATCGGGTCATGGATCATGAACTGCGTATTCTGAGCAGCCTCCACACTGTCCAATGAACAGGCGATAATGGTCGCAGCACTGGCACACAGTGCGCCCAATTTGACCGTCTTGCTCCCGGTGAATCGTTTCAGTTGGTTAATGATCTCATTGGCATCTACCATACTACCGCCCGGACTGTTGATATAGACCTCAATATCCGTCACACCGTCGGCGATCAGCCTGTCGATCTTCTCTGTAAAATATTCGCCTGAAGTGGACCACCAGCCAATCGGCTTGGTCAACTTGACCTTCGCTTTCCCCCCACTTTGGTTGAGTATCTCAAATCCGCTTGGCATGGTGTTATCCGCTTGTGATGCCACAAACCAACCTTAGCGTAACACTGTCTGCAAGCGGTGTTTCGGTATTACCGATGAATCCATCGGCATTACTGATTGATTCATCGGTAATGCCGAAACCGGGCTTTTCATACGGTGTTATCGCTACCAGTTTTGTGACATGGATAAGCAGATCGCAGGAAAAGACCTCTTTTTGAAAGGATGGACACAGAAGCGGATATCCTTGGTGCTTGACGTCTCGGAAAAGACCGTTGGCGCATGGGCTGCCAAAGGCCGCTGGAGAGAGGATAAAGAGCGCGAACAGAAATTCAAGGTATCCGCGAATGAATCGGTGAGGAAACTGATCATGAAAGACTTGGAAATCCTTAACCGCATTGCAGATATTCAGCAGAGCGAGATTACGGATAAGATGACGATCAAGGAACTCCGTGACCGCTTGACCAGGAATGTAGACATAGATGCACTGGCAAAGCTCCATGTACAGATCAAGGGAAAGGAACTGGAATGGGATATCTATGTGCGCGTAGTGACCGAGATCACCAAGCACTTGGAGAACGATGCACCTAAACTGGCGAAGGACTTCCAAGCGTATGCCAACGACTTTTTGAACAGCAAACGTAAGGAGCTATGAAGTGGAAGGATCAAGCAATGAGTGCGAAAGAAAAACGCGCTTGGGAAGAATGGTTGAAGACCTGTCATAGGATCAAAACAGGTATTGCCGCGCCATCAAATGAATCCGAGGCCGCGAAGCAAAAGCGAATCAAACGCTTGCTAAAGCCTGAGAACATGGATAAGTTCTGTCAGTACTACTTCCCACACTACTGTTCAGCACCATTCGGTTGGTTTCACCATGACCTGTTCGATGCGGCATTCGTCAGAAAAGTACCACGTATCATTTGGGAAGCGCACAGGGAGTCAGGCAAGTCTGTGGTGATGGATGTCATGATGGTCACACGGCAATTGGTATCAGGCTGGTTGACAGGTTTGGTGTTGGCATCTGAGAATGAAGAAAAGGCCAAAAACCTCATCAAAGACGTACAGGCCGAGCTGATGAACAACCAACGCCTGATCAATGACTTTGGGGACTTTGGCATCACGGGTACTTGGTTACAGGGTTTCTTCCAGACCAAGAACGGTGTGGGGTTCTGGGCTTTTGGATTGCGCCAGAATCCAGCTGGTGTCAGGTTGGGCGCAAACCGCCCAAACATGGGCATCGTGGATGATGCCGACAACAAGGACGTGGCACGAAACCAGAAGATCACCAAAGAACGTGTGGACTGGATCAGGGGCGAATTCATGGGTTGTCTAGCCACCAAGGAAAGTCTTTTCTTGTATGGGAACAACCGCGTGGCGCGTGATGGCCTGACTGCCCACTTGGTAGGTGACATAGACGAAGGCGATCCCAAGAACGAGGAGTTCTATCACATAAAGGTATTCCTGACAGAAAACCCAGAGACACATGAGATGCTGTTGCCCGAAGAAGGCGGTCTACCTGCGTGGGATCAAAACTTCACGTTAGACCAATGCATTGATAAGATAAAAGCAGCAGGGCGAAGGAATGCCCTTCGCCAGTACTACCACACCGACATCAAGGAAGGTGGCGTGTTCCTTGAGCACTACTTACCATGGGGTGAAGTCCCGGCACTGCACGAATATGACGCACTGGTCAGCTATTGCGATCCTGCCTATGGAGAAAGCAAAAAAGGCTGCTACCGTGCCATTGTACTGGTCGGTGTCAAGAACAAAGTATATTACTTCGTATGGTCATGGATGGCACTCAGCGGCAACTATATCAAAAAGCAGTATGAGTTGGCCATGTCCGTGGAAGGGGCTGGCAAATACACCATCCAAGCCGGGAAGGTCACACCCAAGCAGGTCACGGCATGCAAGCATTTCATAGAGCGCGGTAGCCTACAGCGCAAATCCATCCGTACCGATGTAAAGGATTTCAATGACGGCCTCAAAGTTCCATGGTATCCATCTTACGATGACGACCGCAAGGGCGACAAGTACGCACGGGTAGAAGGCCTTGAAACATTGGGCGAAAATGGCTGCTTTGTCTTCAATGAGAAGTACAGGAAGGACAGGTCAATGATCACGCTCCGTGACCAGTTCCTGGACTTTCCCAACGGGCAGGTCGACGGGCCGGATGCAGCGCACGGCGCGATCCTCAAACTCAGGTCAACGATCAGGTCCAGGACATTCACCATCAGGACGGGTAAGCCCCGGCGTAAAACCAGCAACATCGGATGATCATAATTACCAGATATACACAACCAGATTTTTCACTAAAAACTCACTTTGATGATTCTTACAAGACTTGGTAACAAACGGAAACTAGCGGGATTGATCGAATCCTATTTCCCAACACACACCACCTACATTGAACCATTCTTTGGGGCTGGCGGCATGTACTTTCACAAAAAGAAGGCAAAGACTTCGATTGTCAACGACCTTGATGGTGAGGTCTTCAACCTTTGGGATGTGATCCAGAACCAAAAGGATACCTTCATGCAAAAATGCATGGAGACGCCTTTGTCAGAAGAACTTTTCAAACATTGGAAAGACAATCCTGAAAGCGACCCACTGTCCAAAGCCATGCGGTTTGTGATGCTGTCCAACTTCAGCTATCTGGGCAAAGGTGAAACGTTCAGGTTCAACGGTGGGAACACGTTCAAGCTGTTGATCGAAGGGATCAATACCACCAGTGACATGCTCCGTCATGTGGAGATCATGAACGCATCCTTTGAAGAGGTGTTCAAGAAGATTTCGTTCAGGGACTCACAGAAAAACAAGACACTGGTCTACTGTGACCCACCATACCTTAACACCGCCAACAATTACAGCAGTGGTTTCACCCAAGAGCAATCACTGTTGCTTTTCGATACGCTTGAAAACTGTGGTTGCCATTGGTTCATGAGCGAGTTTGACCAACCCTTCATCCTTGAACAGGCAAAGAAAAGGGGACTATATGTGATCGAACTAGGTGAACGCCGGAACCTCAACAACAGGAGGGTTGAAATACTGGTGACCAATTACAAAAAGGAAATCCCATACATGAAACTATGAGCACGTTCATCACTAAAGACGACATGCAAAGTCTGGTCAAGCGTTACAAGCTTGACCAGATTCTGGAGGATGATGATTCGATCCTTGATGAAGCTGAAAAGGAAGCCATTGCAGAGGTGGAATCCTATCTTTTCCAGACATACGACACGACGGCAGAATTTGCCAAGGTCGACGACAATAGGAATACTTATCTATTGACCCTCTGCAAGCGGGTCACTCTGTGGTATGTATACCAACGCATCGAAGACGAACTGATTCCTGAGCGTGTCGAAGAGAACTACGCGGCCACCATCGCAACGCTCGAAACCGTCCAGTCTGGAGATCGCGCTTTGAAGCTTGATCGCCTGACCGAGACCGTGGGTGAAGAGACCGTTCCAAAGACCAAATTCAGGTGGGGCGGCAATAAGCGGCGAACGCATGAGTACTAAGAGCTTTAAATCACCTTTCAAAATCCCACAGGATCAACGATCACCCTTCCGCTAGTATCAATTCCCCAGCTTTTCACAGATCATCGCTTAAAACGCAAATTTCAAGCTTATGCATACCCGACATATTTCCCCGTCTCCCAAAGGCTTGGGAAACCCCTTGCACCGGATCACCAACTATCTGTTCAAGAAGCTGTACAAGACCAACTACAACTTGGCGCAGCTGCCACCAGACAGCAAGGAACGCTACAGTTACCAACTGACCCGCCGCCGTATCAATATGAGCCGGGTGGAGCAAAAGGATTTGATCGCGGCCATTACGGCAGCAGAAGACCCGGTCAACCCACGCCGCTTCCACTTATATTCGATCTATAAAGAAAGCCTTCGTGATGTCCATCTGCTAAGTCAGATGGAAACAGCTATCCTAAAGGTGATCGGTGAGCCTTGGATGATCGTTGACAAAAAGACACTTGAGCCCAATCTTGAGCTTACCCAATTGCTCCAAACAGAATGGTTCGAGGAAGTTGGTCAGTATTACATCGAGTCATTTTTCTGGGGGCATTCGCTGATCGAATTCCAACAACTGGTGAATGATCCCGACGGACGCGGGTTAGTATTCGATGCAGTGAAGCTGTTCCCACGTGAACATGTGATCCCCGAAGCCCAAATGGTTGTGGGCTATCCTGATGCTGTCGAAGGGCTGGACTACACCAATCCTGAGATCGGCCAATGGTTCTTGGAGGCAGGGAAACCTGATAACCTGGGCTTGTTGTCACCGCTTTCCAAATATACCATATACGGTAAGTATGGTATTGGTCAATGGTCAGGTAGCAATGAGAAATGGGCTGACCCGTTGTTGATCGTCCGTTCAGCATCAGACTCCGATGCTGAGAATGACAAGAAGGCTGAGTTTGCCGCTGAATTTGGTGAAAACGGGTGGGCGATATTTGACAAGGAGGATGAGCTTGAATTGTTGGAACGGTCGAACGGTACAGGCTTCCAGACATTCCCGGAATTTCTCAGGTACATCAATGATATGGTCAGCAAGGGCGTGAACGGTCAGGTTGGTACCTCAGATGACCGGGCGTATGTAGGCGCGGCAGAAGTACAGGAGCGGCTATTGGGTGAATACACAGAGCGTCGTTTGCGGAAGCTCTTCTATTTCCACAACACCAAAACCTTGCCCTATCTGATCAACGTTGCAGGTGGCAGGACGGCATACAGCGCACTTAATGGATACGGATGGATGCCCGAACGCTTCCACCCTGAGAACAAAGCCACAAAGCGTGGAGATACTGATCCCCAACCGGATGATAACCCACAGGATACTGACCCAAACCAACCACAAAACCGTAGCGGCAGGGAGGGCTTGCCGGGAAAAAAGTACGGATATCCTATTAGGCTGTCAGGTGCGAACCTGCCCGGTAGGATCAACACAACCTCCAAGATGGAAAACCCTTACAAGGGCTTGGGGTGCAGCTGTACAACAGAAAGCCAAACCGTCAAGACTGATGTACAGAACATTGGGCTTGATCGCATTGCCACCAAAGCGATCAAGCGGGTATATAAGCGCAGAGTGCGAAAGGGGCAGGTACACCAGGGCCTTACCCAAGCCCAAGCACTTGAGCTATGGGAAAGCGTCCGGGAAGGGTTGAACAATAATGTCAAACAATCCACCTTCGGCAGCAAGGAACACCTACTGTACCAAAACCTGAAGTACAACGTCCATGTGTTCAGTGCCTTCAAGAACCATCACAATGTCTTGGAGATGCATGCCCTGCTGTTTGACGGTGAAGAAAAGATCAAGCCGCGCTACCGCTTTGTAAAGGATGCCAAGGAACTGAACAAAACATGGCTTGGCAGTTGGCTGAATACAGAGCAAGCGTTGGCAAAGGCCAATGCCCGGATGGCTTCCAAGTGGATGGTGATCGAAGGCAAGGACGTGTGGATCGTATATAAGGCTGTAAAGGACGGGCGCACACGTGATGAGCACCGTAAGCTGGACGGGATGACCAAGAAAGCTGATGACCCCATTTGGGATAGGTATTTCCCGCCAAACGACTACGGATGCAGGTGCTACATCATCACCAAGAACAATGCAGTTGATACCGACCCGAAGGAACTCCCTGAGCTCAAGCCTATGTTCGCGCACAATCCGGGCAAGCTTGGGCGCATCTTCAATGGTGAACATCCGTTCTTCTTGGTCGACTCCGAGCATAGGGAAAAGGCAATAAATCTGTTCGGGTACAGGCCGCCGATCAACCGCGAACAGTTCCTGAAGAACATGGACAGGTACAAAGCCCTGAAAGAGAACCCTGACTACTCAAGGATATCCGCTGATCATGAGAGTGGTGGCTATGTATTCAAACATAAAGGGGCGGACAAGAAAGACCTGCCAAAGAATGTGGTAGCTGCCAATAAGCTGGCAAAGGATGGTTATGCGGTAGAGATCAGGGAACATGTCAACATCGACAGCCTTAAGAACCCGGAACTGTTGATCAACAATGTGGTCAGTGACCTCAAGGCAGGGACTGGCAAGAAGGCGGTGAAGAACGCCTTCACCTCAGCATCCAAGCAACGGATCAGTACTGTAACCATCTTGGTCGATGATATGACACTCACGGAAGCAGCGGCCCAGGCAAGGGCGGGTTTCAAATTCAATGACCGTATCCAACGTGCCATCTTCCTGATCAAGGGCAGGGTGGTGGAAGTGAGCAGGGCAGACTATGAGTCTGGAATCATCCTAGAAAAACTCAAGGCATAAAAAAAGGCAATGACCTCCGAGAGCGGTTTAGCCAATTGCCACGGTCTCAATCGACCATCACAAACATACATTAAAAAGGCTTTTGTATGGCATTCAAAAGTGGTTCAAACAGTTTGGGGGATGATATCGCAAGGCAGATGAACCAATTGGAGCAACTCTTGGGAAGCGGGTTGCCCAACTATCTCGAAGACGGGCTGGCCGATATCGTAGAGGGCTCATTCCAGCAGGAAATGTACATGGGCGAACTGCCGGGCCGCAAATGGGATCAACGTAAGGTTGACCCGCAAAAAGGCATGAAGCGCGATGACCGCCGTGCATTGCTGTTTGACAAGGGTGAACTCAGGCGATCAATAGACGTGGAACAAAACGGTGATACCATCACCGTAGGATCAGATTCCGACTATGCTCAAATACACAATGAAGGGCTGAAGGGCAAAGCCTATGGCAAGCACCCTTTCAAAATGCCACAGCGGCAGTTCATGCCTATCCCCGGTGATCCGGTGCCAGCACTGGAGGCCAAAACCGATCACTGGCTTGACCAACAGATGGACGCAATTTTCGGGTAATTCAAAATTCAATAAGTATGCTATTTAAGTATCAATACCTCGCTACAGCTGCCCTACTTAGAACGGTCGAACATGTCAAGACAGTGGAGTTTTACCGTGGGCAGGACAGGCCGGATCAGCGCGGCAATGTCCGCACACAGACCGCTGTTTACCTCACATTCCCAGATGTCAACCTTGATGATCTGTCGGGCGGGACTCAGGAAGGGGAAATGCAGATGGACGTGATCGTCGTTTCTTCATCGGTCTACACCGATGATAAGTTGGTCAACCCACCAGCTGGGCAGATCGACCACTTTGACCTGTGCGCTTCAATCCATCGTGCCTTGGACAATTTCCAACCACTACTGTCAAGTATCACAGGTATGGAGGCACTGGCTGGCACAGATCAAGACTATATGGTATGGCAGTCCCTTCGCCGCGATAGTGCAGGTCAGCGGCAGACTGGTAAGGGGCTTGTCCGGACAGATATGAGTTATGTGGGCAGGGTCGAAGATTACAGCGCAGTACCCGATACACTGACACAGTCCAATACCGATATCGTGATCGGTGAGCTGGCTTTGCAATAAAAAAGCCCCTCACACGAGGGGCTTTGCGTGGCCTCCATTGGCCATCCTGCACTCTTATGGGATCATTCCCTAGTTGCGTGTTGCAGGAGCTGGACTCGAACCAGCGACATGATAGGCTTATGAGACCCCCGAGCTACCAACTGCTCTATCCTGCCTTGTAAAGGTAGTTATTCTATCGCTCATAACAACGCCTAATGAACTGCTTTTGCTGTTTTATTGTATATTTGGCAAGTGTTTGACCCCTTTCCCCCCACTTATGCAAACATCAGCACAGGCACAGCAGCAAGCCACCAGCACGCCCCGGCGCGTGCGTAAAAGCACCGAGCGGCGGCACAAGTTCACCTCAGATACATTCTGGGCAATGTTCACTAAACGACTCTGCACTGAAAGTACAGAGGTTTATTGACCGAATGGAATTCGGGGTGCCGTCTGAAGACGGTTGAAAACTGTAAACTAAAGTTCATCATCAACCGAGAATGAAATTCCCATCACTG